CCATAAATCTATACCCTTAACAACTTTGTAATTTTCGTTTATAGACATTATTTCAATACTTGCCAGAACTAAAGATAACACTTTTGTAAGCATTAAAGGAACAGAAAAAAACGTTAAAATTATGTCGTTTAAAATATAATAGTCTATTAAATAAAAAAGTATTACGGTTAATTCATATAAAAGTAATTTAGAAACTATTGCCGAAAACTTACGGGATGTTATTTCGTGTTTTTGGTGTTTTGCTTTCCATATTCCCGTTGCTGTGTCCGATAAAATTAAAGCAAATAAAAGCCCAAGTATTCCGCTAATAGGTAAAAAAAACGAAAAGCAAATTGTTATAAGTTTCAACGCTGAATTTTTAATCGTGTAAAGTAATAAATAAAATTGTAGTTTCATAATCCTAAATCTTCAAATGCTTCCGTTAAACTGAAAGTTAAATAAAAAAATAATGTTACACCGCCTAAAACAATGTAATGGGCTTGTCCTTCAAACATCATAAAAAACGAAGTTAAAAAACCTGCTATAAAATATAAACTTGCTAAATAGTTACTTTTCATTTACTTGTTTTTTTGGCTCATAAGCAATTAATTCTAATTCTTTAACCCAAGAAAATTGGTTGTTGCATTGTTGTATTTCTTCAATTGAAATTACCCAATTATCTTTTAAATCTTGGGTAGGGTTAAAATATACATCAACCATAAATTGTTGACCTATTAATTCGTCTTTTTGTTCTTCCGTTAAAAGTCCTACTTGTATCATACTTGGCGACCTAAAGTTGTTTGAAAAGTTTGTATTCTATTATATAACAAAATACATTCGGCTTGTGTTAAACCCATTCCAATATGTGCGAACGCCATTTGTCTTGAATAATATAAATCTATTGTAACATTGTTATTATTTCTTGCGCCTAAAAAAATTGGGTGGTTTGATAATTGTCCTTCGGCGTTTGTGTAAGTTGCCGCAGTTCCATTTAGAGCGCCAATTGTTTGAGTTGAATTAGTTCTACTATGAATTAAATTCGTAGCAGTTGTTAAAGGTACTGGCGAAAGAGTAAAAGCAGAATTTGTGTTATGGAATATGTTGCTCATACCAACGCCAAAAGAAAGATTAAGTTGGCTATTTGCCGCACCCGTTTTTGTTCCGTAAGGTGTTCCAGTGTCAACGCTATTTGTTCTTGAATAGTGCGAAATTGAACTATTGCCTAAAGTCCAATGTGTAGAAGGTGCTAAAAAAGTATTTGCGTATGCAGTTGTTCCATTTCCTTGTACTCCATTGTTTGAAAAAGTCCAACCACCAACAAAATTTAATCTATGTCCCAAATCAGTATCAACGGGGTTTTTTAAATTAAATTTACAAGTCGTTGCAGTACCGCCAACAAACGGGTAAATTGCTAACATTTTAGTCCAAAGTAAATCGGTTTTTAAACCTTTTACAAGAACGTCTATTGCCCCTTGTTGCGTTGAGTTGGTTATTCCTGCTGCCGTAATAAATGCTTGTGCGTTTGTGTCGGTTGTTATACCTACAATATCAGTTAAACCCGCATAAGATAACGAATGCGATTTGCCCCAACCTATTGCGTTATTTGCTCCTTGACCCCAACCAATTGTGTTGTTAGCTGAACCATCGCCCCAACCGTTACTGTTTGCCATTTTCTATCTTTTTTAAATAAGTTTTTAACTTTACAATGTTTACTTCTTTTGGTTTGTAACTTTTTAAATGTACCATCCTGTATAGTTATTGTTTGTGTCCGGGAACATATCGCTATTTGAATTCGTTGAATATTCTGGAAACAAATTGTTATTATAACTTATGTAGTTAATAAAACGTTCCGTGTAGTGCTGCGCAATTTGCGTTTCCTTTTCAATTAAAAAATCTATTTCGTTTTTATCTACGCTCGTGCTATTTTCGGAATTGTGTTTGTAAACACCTTTGTTTGAAATTGTGTAAGCTGCAAACGGCAAATAATACTTCATTGCTAAATGAATAAGCATTGGCTTTAAATAAGTCGTTGTAAGCGTTAAATAATTTCCCGACAACGTATTTGCTATGATGTCCGCTTTTATCTTGTCTAATAGCTTCGTTCCTGTGAAATTTTGCAAGTCTGTATCTTGTGCAATCTTTATATATTGTATAAAATTGTCCGTGTCTACGTTTCCGTTTAACGAAGTAAATTTAACTATGTCTTGTCGTGTTACTAAAAGTGCTTCTGCCATTAATTCTCTTTTTTATTTTTAGGTAAAAACCCTTTGTTAGGCATATCAATTGGGCGTGTACTTACTAACTTTGGGTTGTTAATTACATATCCGTATTTTTCTGCCTTTTGCCCTGCAATTTGTCGCGCTCGTGGACTGTTTATATCAATGTTAGTTCCTTCAAAACTTGCGTAAACTTGCTTGTTCCAACGGTGATGACAATTTCCACCGCCTTTATACAACCAAATTGAATAAGTGTCTGCTCCTTTTGGCCCCCAACCTGCGTTAACAACTTGTGTTTCCATTCTTAAAATGTCTTCTTTTCTGTAAATCTTGTTTGCTAATATCATTTGTGTACAAAATGCGCGTCTATTTTTAGTTACTTCACCTACGTACTTATAACGTGTAAAAAATTTAACTCCGTCTATTAATTCGTCTTGTTGACTTTTGCTATTCGGAAATGCTGAACCTGTACTAACCAAGTTTACAATTTTGCTTAATAAACTTTGTTTAGGTTCTTTGCTTAATAGTTCGTTTTCTTCGTCGTCTGTGTCGTAGTCAACTTGTTTTTCGTCTATTAATAACCAATTGTCTTGCGGTTCTTCGCCTAAATCAATTAACGGGTTTGTGTGTGCGCTTAATTCTGTTCCTGTTTCTTCAGCAACTTGTTCTGCGTTCTGCGTGTTTTCCAAGTCTGTAAACTCTAAAGGTTGTAACGTCTTAAAAAATAACTTTAAAGCAACTCCGTTAAATGCTAATATGCTATCAAAAGCGTCTAATATTTCTTCTTGGAACGGTCTTATAACCATATTGTCAAAAAGAATACTTGAATTTTTTAATTCTTCTGCGTTTGAACTAAAGCCATTTGTTGAAGCAACTCCAAAAAGTAAAGGTGAAGTTATGTTGTGTCCTAACATTATTTTGCGTAAACATTCTTCGCTTAAATATGTGTAGTGTTCTGGAGCATCGTTTAACGGTATGTCTTCAACGGTTGTTTTACTTTCAGCGTTGTTGTTAAATGCTACAATTACTTTTTGTCCGCGACTCCCTGTTAGTTTGTCAAGTACCTTGTTTGAAATAATACTTTGTTGTTCGTCTGTTGGAACTCCGTTATTAAAGTTTACAACTTTAGTTCCGCTAAATCCGTTTTGTACTTCGTTAATTAAATAGTCTGCAATTTCTTCTTCTAAAATACAATATGGAAGACAACCTGCATAGTCACTGTATGAATAATATTTCATTCCTACTGAATAAGGTTTAGAAAATAATATTTCTATTTTTTCTTTTCCATATCCAAAAGAACTAAATCGTAAAGGTGCGAACTTCTTTGTATCGTCCCAATAGTCCGAATAGTAGTAACATGTTATTTGTCCGTCTTTGTCGCATTTTTCAGCTCTTAATAAATTAACAGGAATATGATAAGCTTTTAATATTTTGTCGTGTTTATCGTTGTAGTGAACTTGAATAGCAAATTGTCCAAACATTTTTCTATCCAGCACCATTTTTCGCACGTCTTCTTTGTGAAATAAAGACATCATTTGAGCGTACTCATTCGGCTTTTTATTAGCGTCTAATGCACTAAGACCTTTTCCGTAAATTAATCGCGCTACGTTGTTTATAATAGCGTTATTCGTTGTTGAATTGCTGTATCTTTCGATTAAGAATTGAAAGTATTGGTCGCCGTCTTCTGTTAAAAAGTCAACCCAATTTTCTCGGTTTGTTTCCGATACTACAGGTGACGTATATGCCGACAAATTAAGTACGTGTAAGTTATTCATAAACTATAAAATCGTTAGTTGTGGAATTAGAAACATATTGATTATTGTTAACCGAAAATGTAACTAAAGGTTGTGCTGTGCAAAATATTCTATCCTTGTAAATTATGTTTGTGCCTACTCTTAAAACTAAAGTGTAAGTATGTGCTTCTATTAAACCAAACGTTGCTGTAATCGTGTTTATATAGTTGCCTATCGTGCTTGAACTAATTGCTACAGGTGTTGTTACGTTTGTTTGTTCGTCTGTTATTTCCATAACGTTAAACGTATTGTCACGTGGAATAAAACTAAACGTCTGCGGTGTTGCTGAAGGTGTTAATACTATCATATTTATATAATTAAATATTCGTGTTTTTGTTCAATTTTTAAGACAAAAAAAAAGCCGAACTTTCGAACGGCTTTAAAAATAATTTTTTAACTATTATACATTTGTAATAATAGAAGTTGCGCCTGTAACCGTTTTAATTTGCGTATCGCCATAAGGCGCAGCAACGTTTAAGTGATTGGCTGGTATAAGTTCTTGCCCTACAAGCGTCATTGTATAACCTACAAGGTCACCCATTGCTGTTCCGTTTGAAATAACGCCTGTTGTTACGTCCATTCCATATTCTAAACCTGCAAGCAAAAATTTATTACTATTTGTTTGAACAATTACTGTTGGTCTTCCGTAAGCCAAAAGTTTCATTTGTTTAGTTTGTAAAGCGCTTAAACCTTTAGTTGTAAAAGTCAAAGTTTGTTCAACAAATGTAGTTCCGTTTTCTCTTGAACTTGTTATTGTTTGTTCAAAAGAATTTGCACCTTTCAACTCATATTTAAACAAAGTTGAAGCCGCAGGCGTTAGTGTTAAAGTGTTTAATTGGTCGGTAAAGTCCGTTGCTCCATAGTTACCTAAAGGTTGCGTTAAAACAACCCCGTAATTTAGGAAATAAATTGCTTTAATTCCACCAACATTTGATTGGCAGTCATCTGCGTATCCGTGTGTTATTAATTCACAAGCCATTGTGTTTTGTTTTTAAATTATGAATAAAATAAAGCGGAATTTTTACACCCCGCTTTTTATTTAATGTTATGAATAAAGAACTATGTCCCCACCAATACCGTATTGAATACCTGCGTTGTAACGTAAAATAACTCTTACATTGTTACTTCCGTCAATATCAGCCATATCAATTGTTTTCACAAGTGAATTGTCATTTAATAATCCGCAACCAAAATAAAGGTTATCAACTGTTGTTGCTACCATATCCGTTGCCGTCATTCCGTTAGCCATAAAGATTGGAATACCGTCAAATGAAAGTGAACCGTTTGTGTACCATTGCGTACCTTGTGCGTTTGTTCCGTTTGCTCCTAAACCTGAAGCTCCAAAACCACCCAATGCACGAATATAAGACTTAACAATAGCTTGTGAAGCATAAATTCTTAAACCTTCGTTTCCGTAAAGACTTGCAGGAATAGCGTCAACTACTCGTCCAATTTCTGTTACTACGTTAGCGGCTGTTATACCACCAACAACTTTAACTACGTCAATTACGTCTGCGTCTGCAAGCATTAAAGCTCTAAATCCGTCAAATTCTCCTGCTGTTGCGTTAGTTCCTGCCCAAATTGTACTTTCAATTTTAGCCGCTACCTTAGCCGCTACGTGTGCAATTAAAAAGTCCGAAAAAGTTTTAGGTAACGTTTTGAATGCTGAATAACCCATACTTGCTGACTGCCAAGATTGAGCCAAGTCTAACTTGCAAAGTTGCAAATTTACTTGAAATTCTTCTGTTGTTAATACTCGTTCAGTTAGTGTTACCGTTCCTGAAGCTGTAAAATCACAAGTTGCGTTTGCTACGATTGAACCTGTAGCTACTTTTTGCATAACTTGTTTGTAAGCAACGTTTGGAAGTATAGATACTCCGCCTTGCTCTAATGTTGGCGCGCTTAATAAAGCGGCTGCTAAATACTTACCGGCAAATTCGCCTGCGTAAGTTGTAGTAATTGCTGGGTTTGAACCAAATGGCATTTTGTTAAGTTTTTAAATTGTTAATATTACTTGTTTAGTTTTTCTATAATTGAGTCCATTATTGTACGTGGTCTCTTTGAACCGTATTGGAAGTGTTCAACTTCATTCGTGTTTTCAGGGTTAAACGCAATAGGTTTTACTTCTGTAAGTTCGGTTGCTTCTGTTGCAACTTCGTCAACTTTCGATAGTAATTCGATTTGTGCTTTTAACTCTATATTTTCGTTTGTTAATTTTTCTATTTCTGCAAAGAACGTTTCTTTAACTACGCTTTCAATTGTCTTTTTTGCAGTTGGTGTTGCTTCTGCTTCAACTTCTACTTCTGGAGCTTCAACTTCAGGTGCAACTTCTTCAGTTGTTGGAGCGTCTTTTATTTCTAAAATAATTCCTTCAACTTCTACAACTAAAATACGTCCGTCTTCTAATTCATATTCTCCAATTGGAACAGGTATTTTTTGTTCGTCTTCAGTTACAATAAAAACTTCTTTGTCAGTTTCAAAAGTGTCAGCTTCAAAAATTGTTATTCCGTCCATTAACTTCATTGTTTCCAATTTCACTTCCATTCCAAGTAAAGTTTTGATTTGATTAATTACGCTTGTTTTCATATTTGTTTTTTGTTTTGTTTGTTTATAGTGATTTTACTTTATTTAAAATTGATTTAAAATAAGGCGCATTACTTACAATTGCTTTTCGTTGTGCTTCTGCAATTTTTGCAAATGGTGTTGAATTATAGTCAATTCCAAGTTCTTTAACTTTTTGTTGATATATAACTACTTGCTTATCAAAATTATTTGCTATTCCACCTATTTCGTCATTATGTCTAACTACAATATCTTGCACTTTCATTAATGCTTGTTTGTATTCAGTATCAAATTTTTTAACAACATCATTTGCTTGAATGGTAAATATTTTTATTACATCAGTTGCTTGAGCCAACTCTACTTCGTGTTTTGCTAACTCCGTTTTGTCGGATAACCTATCGTAAACGTTTTGTAGTGTGTTCATATATGTATAATTTAATTGTTTATTATTTGTTGTATTTTCAAATTAGATTGCGCCTATTCCTTGCGCTTGTAAACTACCGTCACAACATTTTGCAGAGTACGTTTTTCCGTCTTTACATAGGCAACCACGTTGACCGCCTTTTGGACTTGTTTTCGCTTGTGCTACTTGTTTTGTTATTTTTTTACTCATTGTTCGTATTTTTTTAGTAACCCTGTAACCCACGACTGCATTACAAAACGCACTTCGCTTAAAAAAGGTATTATACCTTCATATAAAACTAAAGTTCGTTAAATCGCATTAAAACCGTATTAAATCGCATTTCGTGTTTTTCTTGTTTTTTATACTTAACGCCCTTGT